CAGGAATGGTTGGCTGATTTATTCACCGCAGATACCATTTATGGTGTTGGTGAGTTACGTGACGACGCTGGTGTTGTTATAGCAGTACCTGCCTAAGGTTAATTAGGCTATGTGGGGGTCTTAACGGACCCCCGCTAACTTTAAGGAATATATATGGCAAGTTCTAACGTTTCTGTCCTTATCATAGTGAATAAGGTACTGGAAAGACTACGAGAAAGTACGGTAGGTGGTCTCACTGAGACTTCGTACGCAGGCTTTGTCCTTGGTTTACTGAACGACGCCCGACGAGAAGTAGAACAAGCGTACAACTGGGACGCTTTAACCGATGTTGTGCCTGTGAGCACAGTGGCCAGTCAAGATTATATTAACGTCGCTGGTGGTGGATTTACCACCAACGAGCGTACCCGTATCATAGAAGTGTACAACAGCACTACCGATACGTACCTCAGGAAGAGGGGTCTGGACTATGTCCGACAAATGAGTAACAACGACAGCACTGAAGCTGAACCTGTGATGTACGCTGAAGACGGCCAGAGTTCTAGCCAAGACCTTAAACTGGTCATGTGGCAGATACCTGACCAGATTTACGCTATGCAGATTGCTTGTTACAACCCACAAGATGATTTCAGTACATCTGACAATGCAACGACAGATATACTCAGGGTGCCCTGGTTACCAGTGTACCACAGAACGCTTACCTTGGCTATACGTGAACGAGGAGACGACGGTGGTTTTCAGTACGAAGAAGTGTACCAAGAGTACCTTACAGCACTCAATGACGCTATTGCGTACGAGCAACGTCGTAAATTCGACGGGACAGGCTTTTCAGGTGACTGGTACGTACCATAATGCCAGGTAATCCTCTTCAACCGGTAATTCTCCGTAGTCCAGGCATTGGTGGCCTGAACTTCGAAGGTGAAGGCCTGACGGCTGACCCTTCCTTTGCGCAGCAAGCTGACAACATTGTCTTTGACCAAGCAGGTCGGATATGTAGTCGGAAAGGGTTTGACCCCACCACAAGTGGGGGCGAGACCTTGCCTGGGACCCCTGATATAGAGCAACTCCACATGATGGATACATCTAGTGGTAACAAGCTACTAGCTACCGCAGGAGTAGCTTCTATTGGTCTAGACCTGACCGGTGCTATTACTGTAGTAGCAGGAGAAACAGTTACACAGACAACCAGTGGTGCTACTGGTGTTGTAATGCGTACTACTGATTTAACTAACAACGAAATGGTAGTGGTGTCAGTTACTGGTACTTTTGACACTTCAAATGAATTAACCGGCAGTACTTCCGGGGCTTTAGGCGCAAATTCCGTGCCGACAGCTGTGACCGCTTTCACTAATAATATATATGAGTCTAGCCCTTCTTTTGACGAGTATACAGATGTTACAGGTGGGCTGACTTATGCAGCTAATAACTGGCAGTTCCAAAACTTCGACGACAAGGTAGTAGCCGTACAGACGGGTGAAACCATGGTTGTCAAATCGTACTCAGGTAACTTTGCCCGTATCACAGCCGCTTCTGGTACAGTACCTGACGGTAACTGTGTGCACAGTGCCTTTGGTAGGCTCTGGGCACAACAGGGTGATGGTGCCGGACAGCGTTACATAGTGGCTTATTCCGCATTGTTGGATGAAACCCATTGGACAACCGGTGCAGGGGAAATAAATGTACTTGGCAACGCAGGAGCTGTATCAAAAGGTTACGACGAAGTTGTGGCGATTAGCTCTTATGATAATTATCTTGTTGTTTTTATGCGGGATAGCATTGTCATTTACAATAGCCCGGATGTTCCGGGTTCTCTCGGTATTCAGCAAATCATCCAAGGAGTCGGATGCATAGCACGAGACAGTGTACAACAGACAGGTGACGATGTTGTCTGGCTTTCCAGCACTGGACTGAGGTCCTTAAGACACACAGTCCAGTCTGAGAACAACCTTGAATTAGGTGACCTTTCTGCTAACGTACGCGGAGAGTTACAGCAGAAGGTTTCACAGATAAGTGGAGACGTTATCAGGTCTGCTTATTACCCGGAAGATGCTCTGTACACACTTAAGACAGGAAACGTTATCTGGGCCATGGACCTACACGACAGGTCTGCGATAGGACAAGCACCTCCTAAGTTCACTAAGTTCCCTAACAATGAATGGCAAAGCCTGTACTACCACGAGGGGTCCCTGTATATAGGGTCCAATGGTAAGTTGGGTATTTATCAGAACTACCAGGACGACGGTACAGCGTACAACATGATATGGAAGACCGTCTGGACCGACTTCGGGACCAGCCGTCTGAAAAGCATCAAGAAAATGAACTCTGTTGTTGTTGCTAACAGTAACCAGAATGTGACCTTTCAGTGGGAAACAGACTACGGTCTGTCTTCGGGTAGTGCTACAGCTACTACCGAAGGTGCAGGAACCACTGCAGAATGGAATGTAGGTGAATGGGGACTCTCCGAATGGTCAGGCGGAACCACTCTGTCTAGACTTTCAGTACAAGGCAGCAGGACAGGTGAGGTGTTGGCCTTTGGGTTTAACATTACAGTAGACAGTAACCAAGTCTGCATAGAGCAACTTGGTATTTACACAACTATCGGACGCGAGGCTCGTTAATGAGTAACTATTCCCAGAACGTATTTTTTGCTCCTAAGGATGCCTTGACGACCGGTGACCCGGACAAGGTAATCAAAGGGTCAGAGATGGACGCTGAACTCCAAGAGATTTCAGACGCCATCGCTACCAAAGTAGAAGATGGCGGAGTCCCTTCGGGTTCTAAGATTCTCTTCTTTGAGACTTCAGCCCCTACAGGGTACACATTGGTCACAGGGTACGATGACAGGACCATCATCCTGGCAGACAGTCCCACAGACGATGACACCCCAGATACTGGTGGTACCTGGGTTGTCAGTGGTTTCACTGGTACTGCGGCAAGTCACACTCACTTGGTCTCAGGTACGTCAGGAATCAGGTCAGGCTTGGGTAGCGCCCTCGCTTCAGGTGGGTTCTGGAATCCTTCAGAGGTAAACCATACTCACTCTATCAGCATTACCTCAGGCACAGCTTCATCAAGCAGTGTCACAGTAACGCAAACTACGAATACCTGGCGACCAAGCTGGGTAGAAGCCATAGTCTGTTCTAAAGACTAAGTGCTGATTAACCCTAAGAAAGCCTCCTTCAAAGAGGCTTTAAGAAAAATAAAACAAGAAGAAACGACTATGCATATAAACCATGCACTAGGACACGTCACAATAACTACCGAGAGACCTCCTTATGAAACAAGAGACACTTACTCTAACTGGCTACAAAAACGCGTTCAACTGCAAAAAATGCCCCCAGAGCAACAACGAGAAGGGCTGTCCCGTGTGGCTAGAAAGCGTAGCTACGGAAGTGACCTCGGGAGAAACACGACTTCAGAAGGGGTGTGGCTTTCAGATGCTACCCATGTTCATGGCGGGAATAGCTAAAGCTACAGACATGCAGGCTGGTGAAGTCAGTGCAATGAAACAAGAGGTGGTTGACCGTGTAGGAAAGGCCACAGTTGCTTACCTGGACCATAATGCTAAAAAGAACCAAATCGAAGGTTGAAGACCCCACACAGATTAGCCTAGAACTAATCTGTTGGGAAGACATAACAAGTATGCATAGCGGATGGGAAGAGTTAACACAAGCGGCGATTGACGCCTTAGAAGTAGATATGTGTTACACCCCAGGGTGGGTAGTTTACGAAGACGAACAAGTTGTTAAGATGGTAAGTGGTTTTTGTGGAAAGACGGACGATTGGGCTTTCTCCTTTGACCAAACCATTCCAAAGAGTTTAATAAAAGAGCGGACTATTCTGCTCAAAGACTGGGTAATTTAATATGGGTTTATTTAGTTCGATTGGCGGACTCTTCGGGGGCAACAAGGCCGCGAAGGACCAAAGCAAAGCCTTACAAGCTTTAGCTGAACAGAATCGGTTTCAACCCTTTAATATCAGTACTCCCTTTTCAGGGGGTTCTTTTGATGGGACTACAGGAAAGGTTACTTCAGGCAACAAAGGTCTTAATACGACCTTTGATGACTTTGCTAGGCTTATCAACGATACAGGGGCGCGAGGTCGCAACTTCGACCCTCAGTCCTTTCAGAACGACTTCTTTCGGTCTATTGACAGGTTAGAAAGCCAGCGTGAAGCTGAAGGCTTCGGTGACTTTGAATCGTCTATCTTTAACAAGAGTGGTGTGAGTACGGGCACTGGCCGACAGGTCAGAGACTTCCAGGAAAGCTTACAACAGCGTCGATTCGACAGACAGCAAAGGGCTGTCGAAGCGTCTCAGCAGTTCCAGTCTAATATCTTTAATCAATTCCTAGGCTTGAACCAAGGGCGTAATCAACTTAACTCTGCTGTACTTGACCCACTTCGTTTAGGTATTGACGCAGGGCGAGCAGCTTCGAGTGCTAATCAGCAAGGTAATGACTTTATTAAACAAGGCATTGACGGTGAGACCATAGCTACCTCTAACACAGGTTCGACTATCGGAGGAATACTAGATGCCGGATTCAGCCTATTCGGTGGAGGGTTCTTCTAATGGCGACTTCAATGGAAAGTCTATTCAGTCCTACTCCGTTCAAGAGTACTAAGAGTAACGTCCCTACTTCAGCTAATGCCGCCATTAGTAAGGCGACAACGCTGCAGGATGAAAATCCCCTTGACAGTATCACTGGACCCTTGCGTAAGCGTAAACGTCGCAAGGTGGCCCAGGACTTACATGAACGAGGTATAGAACCAGGTACTCCTGAGTACTTCAAAGAGTTCCGTGATACGCTAATTGAGTTTGGAGACATGGAAGGTGCCGAAACGGTAGAAGCCAAACGTATCGAACAAGAACAGACTGAAATTAAGAATCGACAGACTGAGTCTTTGATTGGTAACCGGGAGAACCTAGCCAAGAACCGGGACGCTAATACTGAACTTAGAGGTGTGGACATTGCTTCTAAGGCAGGTAAGCGTGTTGCTGACATTAGTCGTGACCTTGCTAAATTGCAGGACACTGACGCCAAGATTAAAATCATGCAGCAGAACGCTAACACCTCTGAGCAACGTGCTAATTTTGACGGTATACGCACTGCTATTGCACAGCGTATGGAAAGTCTTAATGCTGACCTTAAACGTTCTCAGGTAGCTCAGAACAAAGCTAGAACAGACAGACTCGTTACAGAGACTGCTTTCCTAGATGAAAACGGAAGACTTCCTAGTCGCTCTGCCAAGGCTTCAGCTGCGAGTGCTTCAGGTGCTAAGGTAGCTACTGCACTGAAGTTGATTACCACACTAGAAACTAACCTCAAAGATGCGGCGGCAGACGGGGGTACCTGGTTACCTGGTGACCCTGTCAGTGGTATTGAAGGAAGCCTTCGTGCTTCCTTTGGCGGTCTGTTACGCCAGTTGTCAGGTGGTAAGATTGACATTAATACTCAGGCTGTCTCCCAAAGACAGTCGTACGAGTATCTTGGTTCGTTGTTAGTACCTATTCTTTTGAACGAGAAGAAAGTGACTGACCCAGACCGGGTACGTGTAGACAAAATTACGGGTCGCCTTAAAGCAGCCAGTGATAATAAACAGGCTATGACAGAACTTGCTAACCTCAGGAATTATGTTAATGGTATGAGGGACTTGGAACCTGGTGAGACCAATGATGACCAGGACGATGACAAGCCAGACTTACCTACACCACAGACACAAGAAGAGTTTGACGCCTTGAAACCAGGTGACGTGTACATAGACCCCGACGATGGACAGGAGTACGTAAAATAATGGGTAGATTCGCTGGTACTCCTGTTAAAAAGCCTAGGTTCGGTGGTTCTAGTATTAAAGGTCTTCCTGGTGATGTAGGTTCTGAAGAGTTCAAGGAAGAGACTAATAGGAACTTTGATGACGACTGGGATTACTCAGGTATTCCTTGTGCCGGTCTTCGGGCAGACGTCTCTAGGGGAGACGACCCCGAAGGTGCAGAAGCTGGTATGATACTTGCCAAACGAGTTGGTAAGCAGAATGTCGTGCGTGACTCTAATGACCGTTTAGGTGTAACACCTGAAGGTGCCAAGATACTTGGTATTGACACAGGTGGTAAGAACCTCAGTGTAGACGGTCGTAACCCTTTCGAGATACATGACGTTACGTCTGACCTTGTTGGGGTAGCCCCTGAGATTGCAGGTGGTATTGCCGGGGCAGTTGCTACCGGTGGACTAGGTCCTGTAGCAGCCGTTGCTGGTACCGCAGGTATGGCAATGCTCGGTAAAATGGGTGGTGAAGCTGCAGACGAACTGCAAGGCTTCAACTCTCAAACACCAGGTGAAGTGTTTACAGATGTAGGTGCTGCAGGACTAACTGCAGGCACCGAAGAAATTGGTGGTCGTATTGTAATGCGAGCAGGGCGTAAACTGTTACGACCTAATGCTCGTAGACTCAAGGACGGTGCTTCTCAAGCCATTAAAGATGCAGAAGAGATTGGTATCGTACCTAAGGTTTCCAACCTAAAAGATGACCCTATCTACAGACGGATACAAGGACTGCTTGATACAGTGCTTGGAGACCGTAATGCTATGCGTAACATTGGTGCATTCAAGGCAGAGATGCAACGTCTCCGTAACGCCTTTGGTGACCGTGTAGAAGACCCGACCGTGTTTGGTGACGTCATGAGACAAGGCTTTGCTTCCGCTCGCCAGGACTTTGGTGACTTGGCAGCTTCTAAGTTTGCTGTGTCTGACCGACTTCTAGGTGACGCAGAAATCATTCCTACCGGGGCTTTCAAAGAACAAGTCAACAAGTTCATCAAGAACTTCGCCCTCACTAAAGACGGTAAAAGTCGAATAGCGGTGAACAAAGAAGACCTGAGGTTACTAGAAGAGATGAGCCAAGTAGGTGACAACATCTCTGGTCAACAGTGGCAAACGTTTATGACTGACCTGATTGACCGTGGTAAAGACACGACAGGCACCCCTGGAATAGGGGCTGGTCGTGCTAAACAACTTGTCAAAGCATTAAACAAATCCTTTGACGAAGGTCTCGTTGCTGCAGCTCCTAGCGGTCCCGGTGGTGCAGGCAATCCCTTCTGGAGGGAAGGTCTGGCCGCAATGAAAGACGCTCGTAAGTGGTACGGGGAAAACATTCAGAAGTTCGATAACCACGTGGCCCGCAAGCTGGCTAAACCAGGTGCGGACATTGGTGGAATACCTGACGACAAGGTTCTTGACTTTGTCTTACAAAAAGGTAGCTCTGCACGTATCAAAGAACTGAAAGGTTTTATGGGTCCTGACGAATGGGCAGAGATGCAGTCTCAGACTATCGAACGTGTCTTTGAAACACAGGACATTGCAGACATCAACCCACTAGACAAGGTCTTTGACGGCACTGTCTTACGTAAACGTCTGAACTCTTTTGGACGCGCTAACAACCCCAAAGATGCAGACAGGGTCCTCAGTGAAGTACTTGGTACTGAACATGTCCAGGCACTCCGCAAGCTGTCAAGCTCAATGGAACTTGCCAGCAGCCTTGACAATAACTCAGGTGGTATCGTAGCCCAGGC